ATGATCGATGAACTGGTTTCCCGCACGTTTGCCATGCGCGACGCTGCTCACCGCGAGCACTTCCGCACGGACAGTTACGCTCGGCACGTCGCGCTCGGCGAGTTCTATGCCGCGCTGCCCGATGCGGTCGATGCGCTGGTTGAATCATATCAAGGCATGTTCGATCTGGTCGGCGACTTTGACGTGATGTTGCCCACCGGCAAGCATGACATTGAGGTTGCGATGCAGGACGACATCGATTGGTTACAGGCCACCCGTGACGACACATGCCGGGAAGACCAGTCGCTGCTCGCGCTGCTGGATGATATCGTGGCGCTCTACCAGCGGACGCTGTTCAAGCTCAAGAGGCTGTCATGAGACTGACTGACGCCCAACAAACAAACCCGCTGTGGCAGCAGTTGCGCCGGCATTACACCGACCGACTCGTGCAGCTTCAAGCGGATAACAACAACGTCGCATTGAGTGAGAAGGATACCGCTGTACTGCGCGGTCGGATCGCTGAGTGCAAGGCGTTGTTGGAAATGGATTCACCCGAGCCCGAAGAAATACGGGTTGGGGGAATGTAGGTGCTGCCGGCTAAAAGGCCCACAGCAAAGATGACGACCCACGGAAACGCCGGTCGTTGATAACCGGGAGTATGTACGATGAGTATTGAGACTGAGGATGTAGCAGCACCGACGGCAGAGGAAGAATTTGCCGAGTTCAATGGCGGCTTTGACGCGGCACCTGCTGCGCCTGCCGACGAACCGAAGATGACGCAGGTTTCCGAGGATGAATACCGCAAGCTGCTTGACGGTGTGGCGAAGATCGAAGGAATCGAAACCGCACTTGAACAACGCTTCGGCACAGCCTTCGGCAAGATCGGCGGCATCGAGCGCGTGCTCGATCAGTTGAAACAGTCTGCTCCTGCTGGTGGCAAGATCGAGTTGTCCGAGGATGTCGTCGCCGATCTGGCGGCAGAGTTCCCCGAGATGGCGCAATTGCAGTTCAAGACCTTGCAAAAACTGGTCGATAAGATCAACGCCACCAGTCCGGCACAAACAAGTGCCAGCCAACCCTCGCCGCCTGTCGATGAAGCCGCCATTGAGCGGCGCGTCCGTCGTGCAATCGCCGAGGAGACTTTGAACGAGTTCGACGAGAAGTGGAAGGAAACGATCGGACTGCCGGATGACAAAGGGGTAATTCCTGATACACAGTTCCGGCAGTGGTTGAAGAAGCAGCCGACCGAATACCAGACACGAGTCAGTTCAACGTACAGCGCCTCAGTCCTTACGGACGCGCTCGCCAAGTTCAAGGCGACGCAACAGAAGGCGCAAGGGCGACGGGAAGTTCTCAACGCCGCAGTGGAAGTAACCGGCAGTGGCGGGCAAGCCCCCAATGCCGGAAAGTCGGACGACGATGAGTTCGATGCAGGATTCAAATCGTCATAACCATCATCTTTCAAGGAACCAATTATCATGGGCCAAATGCAAACCTTCGCCTTGACTCCGGGGCGAATCAACAAGTTCAAGGGTCAGATTCTCAAGCACGCCGTGCCGGTGGAAGTTCTCGCCAAAGGCGGCCGTCAGGTCAAGTTTCCGAAGAACAATTCGGACACCTATGTCGCCCGCCGTTGGGTGCCGTATGGCGCGACCACAACCAACCCCAACCAGTTCTTCGCCAATGCGACCGGCGACCGTGCGGCAACGATGGTCAATGCGCATCTGACGCAAGAAGGTGTGACCGTCCTGCCCGAGTCCATCACTCCGATGGACGTGTCGGTTGTCATGCAGCAATACTCTTGCCTGTATGGCTTCAGCGACAAGACCTATGACCTGTATGAAGATGACATCCCGCAGGCCATGCAGGAACAGATCGGCGAGCGCGTTGCGCTGGTGAACGAGATGATCGTCTATGGCGTCGTCAAGGCCAGCACCAACCAGTATTACGGCGGCACCGGCACCAGTCGTAGCACCGTCAATGGCAAGCTCACGCTGCCGCTGATCCGCAAGATCGTCAAGGCGCTACAAGCGAACCACGGTGCGAGCGTTACTCGCGTCCTGTCGGCGTCCAACAACTACGGCACCGATGCTGTGTCATCCGGCTTCATCGTGTATTGCCATACTGATCTGGAACCGGACATTCGCGACCTGCCCGGCTTCACCCCTGTCGAGAAGTATGCCAGCGGCACGCCGATGGCAAACGAGGTCGGCAAGTGTGAACGCTTCCGTTTCGTCACGTCGCCCGACCTGCCGTCTTATCAGGATGCGGGTGCTGCCATCGGCACGACCGGGCTGTATTCCACGACCGGCACCAGCCTCGACGTGTATCCGCTGGTCATCGCGGCCGAAGATGCATGGTCGCAAGTCGCGGTGCGCGGCAAGGAATCGCTTGATCCGACCTTCTTGCCTCCCGGCCAGAAGACCAAGAGCGATCCGTTCGGTCAGCGTGGTTATGCCGGCACGATCTGGTGGAAGGCTGCACTGGTGGAAAATGCTGGCTGGCTGGCTATTGCCAACGTCGGCGTGACCAACATCTAATAGGGAGGGCGTCATGCTTTCTACCGTAGCTCAACAGCTTAACGCAATGGCGTCGGTCAGTGACAAGAATGCCCTTCGTCCGATCCTCAACGCCATTGCGGATCGGCTGGCGAGTCAGGCATTCAATGCTGGTACGCTGGCGATCGCTACAACAACGCAGCATGTCAAGACTACCGGCACCGTGAAAGCGGTTGCTGGTGGTCGCCATGTTGCGCTCAGTGCGGCCGATCCGATCTACTCTCTCGTCGCTGCCAACAGCGTCGCCATCAACAAATTCAACGTCCTGTGCCTGTATGTCGATTCGGCCGGTACGGTGAGCGCGAAGATGGGCGCTGAAGCAGGTTCGCTTGCCGCTGTCGTATATCCAACGCCCGATGTCGGAAAGGCGTTGTTCGGTATCGTCACGATCTCTGCCGGCGCAAACGTCTTTACTGGCGGCACCACAGCACTGACTGGCGGCACGGTGACGGTGACTTACACCGATGTCATCGGCGCTGTCGATCCGAGTATTGCACTCTCTTAAGAAAGGAAACAAACCATGTCTGATTATCTGCAAAACATCCCGCTGTCGCTCTGCGTCAGCAAGGCTACTCTCGCCCTTTCTGGCGGTGTGGCAACTTTTACCACGACCGGCGCTACGCTGTATTCCATCAAGGGCAAGGCGTACAGCACTGGTGCTGCGGCCGGCGCTGCCACCGGCACCACTGACGGCAATACCGGCACGACTTTTGTGCCGATCCCTGCCGGTACGGCGGCGTCCGGTAGCAATCCCGGTACTGCCTACGGTTCGGTCTTCGTGTTCGCATACAAGGGCGATGCGACGGCAGCGGCTGCCATCAAGATTTACCAAGGGCAAGTCGTTGCTGTCGATCCTGTAACCGGCAAATTCCCGATCGCTCCGCAGTTCCCGACGATTCCTGATACCGCAACACCGTTCGGTTACGCGCTGATTACGGGGGCCACCAACTCGGCAGCCTTTGCCTTCGGTACGAGCCTGTGGAACGCCACCGGTATCACCGTCACGGCGGTCGATGTCTTCACCCTGCCTGACCGTCCGCAAATCTCGTAATACCTGCGATGGTTAAACCACACGCCTGCGCTAGTAGGCGTGTCCTGTACCCACCACAGAGGAGTATCCCATGCAAGAACTCGCACATACCGCCGACATGTCTGTCGGTCAGCAAGGCGCTGGCAAGTTTGTCATGCCGCCGCTTACCGAGGAGCTTACCCGCGAGCCGATCGAAATCGAGCCAATCGCCGCGTCGCTCACCAAGAACGACTTTGACGAACTGATGTTCATGGAAGAACTGGTCAAGATTCGGATCGAGCCGCTGACCGAGAAGAACCCCCGCAAGATTGTCGACCTATATGTCAATGGCAAGGCCGAGTGGGTGCCGGTCGGCCGTCCGTGGATCATGCGTCGCAAGTACGTCGAGGTTCTGGCCCGCTCGAAGCCAATGAGCATCCAGACCAAACACGAGCAGCCCGAGGAATCGCTCGATCCGCGCAACGAAGTGATTCGCAGCCTGTCCTCGCAGTTCCCATTCTCCGTGCTGCAAGACACGCCTCGCGGCATCGAGTGGTTGAACAAGATTCTGGCCGAGGGTTAAGACCGTGAGTACATTGCTTCAACTCTGCAACAGGTTGATTGCCGAGGCTGGCATCTCTGCGCAGCCGATGACAACAACCGTCAATCAGACTGGCGAGTTGGGGCGGGTGGTCAATTGGATTCAGCAGGCGGTGATGGACATCGAGTCGGCACAAACGACATGGCGCTGGATGCGCAAGTCGGCCAGTATCGTCACGGTCGCCGGTCAGTCTGGCACCTACGACGCGGCGGCGGCTGACGTGGCAACATGGACTCTCGATACGGCGCGCAACTACGTCACGGCAAGCGGGCAGTCTACCGAGATTTTCATGAACTTCGTAGAGTGGGACTATTACCGCAATTCGTACCTCTACGGTGCGCTTCGATACGCACAGTCCCGCCCGTTGGTCTTTTCGATAGCGCCGGACAATACTCTGTCGTTCGGTCCCGTGCCGAACGGCGACCATACTGTGACGATTGATTATTACCGCAAGCCGTCCGAGCTTGCCAGTGACACCGCCGAACCGGGCTGGCCTGCCGCATATCATATCGCGGCCGTATGGCGTGCGCTCATGTTCTATGGCGGCTATGAGGCGGCAGGTGAAGCCTACAATCGTGGCATGAATGAATACGGTATCCAGCTTGACAAGATGGAAGTCAACCAGTTGCCGATGATTCAGATGGGCGGGCCGTTGGCATGAAGCCGATGGACATGCCGCGTGTGATGTACGAGATGATCGCGCTCAAAGGCGGGCTCGATCTGATAACACCAACGCTGTCCTTGAAGCCCGGTGTCGCTCGTGACGCGCTCAACTACGAGTGTAACGTCACAGGTGGCTACACCCGCATTGCAGGGTATGAGCGATTCGACGGTCACGCATCGCCATCGACTGCTGTCTATGTCATTCTGTCGGTCGTCATGTCTGCCAGCGTGTCCCTTGGTGCAACCGTTACCGGAGTGACATCGGGCAAAACTGGTGTGATTATTGCCACATCCACCGGGCAGCTTGTGCTGACTGCTGTGTCTGGTGCGTTCACTGACGGTGAAACGCTCAATGTTCTCGGGTCGCCGGTTGCTACCGTAACGACAACGCTCGGACAGACCGGAACATCCTCGCTGGCGGCCGTATATAGCGCGCTGGCTGCCAACAGCTATCGCGCTTCGATCTCCAAACCTGCTGGTTCGGGTCCGGTGCGTGGCGTGATGCAGATCGGTTCCAATGTCTATGCATTCCGCAATAATGCTGGCGGCACTGCTGTCGATGTCTGGAAGTCAAGTGCCGCAGGATGGGTTGCCGTCCCGCTCTACAAGACCGTCAGCTTTACAGCAGGTGCTGTGGCAACGCCGGCAGATGGTGCGACGCTGACACAAGGTGCGGTAACGGCCACCGTCAAACGGGTCTGCAAACAATCTGGCGCATGGACCGGAACGGCGTCCGGTACGTTTGTCATAACCACACCGTCTGGTGGTGGTGGAAATTTTGCGGCCGGCGCGGCGACGCTATCTGGTGGTGCCACGGTCACGCTTTCTGGTATGCAAACACCGATTGCGCTTGCACCGAATGGGCATTTTGAATTTGTTTCTGGCAACTTCGGCGGAACGGCAGCCTCAACCCGTATCTACGGTTGCGATGGCGTCAACAAGGCGTTTGAGTTTGACGGCGACATCCTCGCTCCAATCACTACGGGAATGCCAACTGACGCGCCGAAACATATCGCCGTGTTCAAGAATTATCTGGTCCTTTCATTTACGGCCAGCCTGCAACTCTCCGGTATCGGCGATCCCTTCGGATGGACCGCAGTGCTTGGCGCTGCCGAAATATCGGCTGGCGAGACAATCACGAATCTCGCCCTGTTGCCCGGATCACAGAGCGGCGGGGCGTTGCTGGTGCAGACACGCAACAACACTCTGATTCTGTACGGATCATCGGCAGCCAATTTCAGCCTTGTGACATACAACAACGGGGTTGGAGCACTGGACTACACGGCTTGTAACATGGCTGGTATCTATTCGCTGGATGATCGTGGCGTCATGGGGCTTAACGCCACACTTTCCTACGGCAATTTCGACCAAGCCTCATTGTCTTTCAATATCCGTCCGTTCATCGTCACCAACCGGCAGTTCGGCCAAGCATGCTGTGTCAATCGTGAGCGCAGTCAATATCGCATTTTCTTCTCGAACGGATACGCGCTCTACAACACCATCGCCAATGACAAATACCTAGGCACCATGCCTGTCTATTTTCCCGACCCTGTGTTTTGCGCATGGGAAGGAGAGGATGGCAATGGCAATGAGGTCACGTACTTCGGCTCGAATGACGGGTACGTGCATCAGCTTGACGTTGGTACGAGTTTTGACGGAGCGGCGATCAATTCGTATGTCACGTTGAATTATGATGCCATTCGCGGACCGCGCATCCTGAAGCGGTTCAGGAAAGCGTCGGCTGAGATAACAGGCTCGGGATACGCGCCGATCGCGGTCGGCTATTCACTTGGCTACGGTTCGACGGAGATTGCTCCGCAGGTTACTGCCACGTATGCATCTGAGTTTTCGGTCGGGCAATGGGATAGCGGCCTGACATGGGATAGCGGGTTTGTATGGGATGGTAGATCGTTGCTTCCAAAAGAAGTCGAACTTACAGGCACCGCAGAGAATATTGCCGTGACATTTTCCAGCAATAACGACTACACCGCACCGTTCACAATCAACAGTCTGATTATTCACTACACACCGAGGCGAGGGTTGCGATAATGTCAAACGATTTCTATAACGTCACCGGCGCGCCGACGCAAGCATCCAATCTAACGTCGCCTCCGATTCGATCTGAGTTTTCGGCAATTGCTGCTGGTTTCGACAAGCTACCGACGCTTACCGGCAACGCCTACAAGATCATTTACGTCAATGCGTCAGGTACTGCGCTAGATGCCGTAGGTGGTAGCGGGTTGCTCAAGCTCAGCACGACCGGAACACCTACCATTGCGTCTGCGGGCACGGATTATGTGGTATCGGTAGAGGCATCTGTTACTGCTGCATCTGCGGCAGCGGTTGCCGATACAGACAACGTGCCGTTCGTACAAACGTCAGTTGCCGGTGCTCTGAAAAAGATCACTTGGGCGAATGTCAAAGCAAACCTAAAAACCTACTTCGATACGCTGTACTCCACCGCAGCCACGGTGGCGTCGTATGTCAGTGGGTTGATAGGTAGCACCCTCATGGGGTATGTTGCTCCCGGCACCACTGGAAATATTCTCACAAGTAACGGCTCTGTTTGGACCAGTGCCGCACCCGCAGCAACTTCCGCATCTCCCGTGCGACAGACCGTGCTCGGCGGGCCTGTGGATACGAGCGGGTATCCGTCATTTTTGCCGGCGACAGCCGTGGGATTATCCATCACGGCACAAAATATTTCAGCTACGTTCCCGTTTGTTGCCACGGCCGCCGCTGGTTTTGGCTCTTCTGGTGCTGTTGACCGAGCAGGAAAAACCACGTCGAACAGCCTGACGTGGGGTAGCTTGACGAATACCGCCACGAATTATCTGTACGTTGATGTCGCCACTGACGGAACCTTATCCACTGGGAGCACTACACTTGCTCCGATCTACAACTTTGGCGGCAACACGGGCGGCGCACCCTATACCACAAGTGGACAAAACGTCTACAACATTCAGGAAGGGAAGATGTACGTTGGCCCGACACCAACGCAGGTTTACCGAGTGTTCGTCGGTGAGGCCGTGACCAGCGGCGGTAACGTTGCTAGCACTGTGGCATATGCCTATCAGGGCCGTTACGAATCCGGCTGGACGGCTACTCTGCCCCAAGGTGTCGGCACCGTATCCTTTAATCATAATCTTGGCATCCAGCAAGATGTTGCTGATATCTGGATCGAATGCACGACCAACGACGGGCCTTTCGTCGTTGGGGACAGAATTCGCAATCCGGCGCAAACATCCTCGTCAATCTATCCGTTGCCGACCATAGGTGCCGCACGGAATTCCATGAAGTGGTATTCAGGCTCGGGTAATCATCTTGTGCCGACATCTGCGTCTTTCACGCTTTTGACTGCCGCGAACTGGAAGTACAAAGCAACTGCACAGAGAGGATGGTAATCATGGGCTGGATCGACAAGACCGGCGCGTACTACGAGGGCGACATGGCCGCCGGCGATCGTGCCGCTACTCCGGCAGAACAAGCGGAACGCGATGCAGTCGTCGCGGCCCTGATGGCACAGCAGGTCGCCGACAATCAGGCAAGGATCGATGCCAAAGCAGACAGCGTTGTGCAAACCTTGCGCAATATGACACCAGCGCAGGCCGAAGCCTACGTGCATGCGCAAGTGATCGACCTCGCCAGCGCCCGCTCGCTCCTAAAAAAGTTTGCTGTCGTACTTTGCGTATTGGTACGGAGACTATAATGACAATCACATCTGGCATCATCAATCAACCTGTCGTACCGCCTGTAACGACTATACCGGGCACCGTTTCCAATACAGACGGTACGACCTTTCCTGCTGTCACGCCGCCCACCGGGCAGGCTGCAACCTTCACTGCCGGCCAGCGT